GTGAGGGGGAGGCGTGGGCATAAAGCTCACAAAACTCCCTTCCAACTTTGGCTCGAGATACAGTATGGCTGGAAACCGTTGCTATCTGATGTTCATGGGGCTGTTACAGCCCTATCAGATAAAGACCATGCCCAGCGCGATAGGTACAGAGCATCTTTGAAAAGTACTCTGAGGATGGACGACCGTCTGATTAGAGCACTTCCGGATTACCAGTGTAACAGCTGGCCGAAGGTGCGTGCTCAGAAATTAACGGACGTCCATCACAAGGGATGGCTCAGGCTTGATTATGAAAAGCTTGATTCATCACTCTTGCCTACCGCTGCTGCTCTAGGCCTCACGAATCCATTAGAACTCGTGTGGGAAGAGCTGCCGTTCAGTTTTGTGGTCGATTGGTTCCTCCCGGTTGGTAGTTACTTATCAACATTTGATGCCACCTACGGGTGGTCATTCAAGGCGGGGAGCATGTCGATTAAGTCGACGACGAGGTCTAGACTAGATCCTGTGACTACCATTATTGATAACGCCACGACTAGATATAAAAGTGGCGGATTTGTCCCGAAAGGGACAGGTTATCAGATGAGATTCACACGGACTGCGTTGACGTCCTCGCCTGTTGCAGCGGTTCCTCATTTGAAGAATCCGCTGAGTGGGTTGCACGTGAGTGAGGCTATTGCTTTACTTGCTACAGCCTTTTCTTAACACTCCAATAAAGGAGAATTGCACGTGGGCAATATTACCACGATTGTCGTTCCAGATGCAGCAACGACCCCCGTCAACCACACCTTTAACCCGGTGAAGGTTGATGGAGACACCGCTTACCTCTCTGAGCAGTCAGCTGTCAGTAGCCTTGGCTATTGGCCGTTGGCCTTGACTCAGCGAGGCCCTTTGGCGGGTCAAACTGAGAAGGTTTACCGGACCAAGCTTTCGCTTGCGATGCCGATCGTGTATAATGAAACGATCAATGGCGTCACCCGGCCGACCCTCGGTTACACGCTCCGTGCCACGGTTGAAATCGTGTCACCAGCGGACAGCGTGCTACAGAACCGCAAGGACTTTCGAAAAATCCTTGTGGGTATCATGAACAGCTCATCGTTCATTGATATGGCGGAGAACCAGCTGAATATTTTTTAATTCAGCTAGGTTGTGACCACTATGGTCTTAGTCCTACCACCTGTAGTACCCACGATCTCCTATGAGGTTTTAACCCATGAAGAATCGAAGAAAAGCTGCTGGTCCTTTGAAGGACCTGTACCGACAGTTTGCTTGTCAGGCCGACCAACTTGCCAGCGATATTTATATGCTGGCAGACTCGTCCCTCAGTCGGGAAATGGCGGAACACCTTTCGTGTTCTCGTCACGTACCGATTGTGTCTGCTTCCTTAGTCCCTTCGGATTACAGGAATGCAGATTCATTTGGCCGGGATTACCTCTGTGTCGAGATGATGTCAAAGTTCCCATCGTGGGACCTAGGCATCAATCGTACACATGTAGCCCTTTCCAAATTTCAGGACGTTGAATCGTTCCTTAGCTCCTTAGATCTGACTCAGAATCCCGTTATCGTTTCACGATCAAATCGTGTTACGATGCGAGCAGTAGAGACTACTGCCCGTTTAAAAATAGCGAAGATTTTGGGTCATTTCGACTGGAGCGAAGCGGAACGGTTTTTCGCGTTTGGTCCTGGTGCCTCGACTTCTCAGCCGAGGACGAGAGGTGACTCCTCTTACAAGTTTGGGGCTATTAGACCTCAAATGTCGTACAATCTGGCTTCCATCGCAGACGCAATGAATCGCGCCTACCCGCTTTGGGATTTTAACCCCGAAGTTGTTGATGGTTCCCAGATCACCACTGTTCCGAAGAATGCGAAAACGGATCGTGTCATCGCTATCGAGCCTGATCTGAATATGTTTGTTCAGAAAGGCATCGGGCGAGTGATACGTAACCGTCTACGCAGGTGGGGATTGCTCTCTCAGCAGGCTCAGCATGAAAATGCAATGCTTGCAAAAGAGGGTAGTGCAACCGGTCGGTTGGCAACAATTGACCTTAGCAGTGCCTCAGACTCCATACATATGGATGTCGTACGGTTACTACTCCCCCCCGCATGGGTTTCTGCGATTGAGCTTTGCAGGAGCCCCTCTACGGTTCTTCCTACCGGAGAAAAACAATTACTCCGGAAGGTGTCGAGCATGGGAAATGGGTTTACGTTCGAGCTTGAGACCTTGATATTTTACGGTCTCATCTTGGCGGTTATTGACCTGTTCTCCCAGTCCGACACGGATCGTCGATGTAAAGTCTACGGTGATGATATTATTATCGCCGCAGATTTAGAACCCTACCTGGCTGAGGTCTTGATTCACTTTGGGTTCGTAGTGAACACAAAGAAGACCTTTGCCAGCGGGCCATTCCGGGAGTCGTGTGGAAAACACTACTTCCAGGGCATCGACGTGACGCCGTTTTACATTCGTGGGCCTATTGACTCAATTCCTCGAGTTATGTGGGCAGCGAACCAGGTTCGGAGGTATTCTCGCCTCTCCTGGGGTCTAGATCCACGTTGGTTACCTGCATATAGCAGGCTGGTTTCATCATTACCACAGTTCTGGAGGAATCTTAAGATTCCTGAAGGATATGGTGATGGTGGGCTAGTGGCTGATTGGGATGAAGTTCGTCCTAACCGGTCTCCTCGTGGTTTTCAGGGTTGGCAGTACCGTTTTGCTCTTCCCCGATTTAAGGGACGACAACTAGACGGTACTGGTACTCTGATTAAATGTCTCCGATCTTTGGAGACAGGGCCTGTAGAACAGAGCATTGTGCGAGTGAAGCCTCATGATCCGTGGGGTCCGGTAGATGTTACTCAGCTGCTCGATTTAGAGCAGACTGAAATACCGGTTCAAACGGGTTGGAGGTTAACGACCGCAATCGCTCCTCAGTGGCCTAGTTACGGGCCTTGGTTAGAGCACAATAGTGCAGTTGAAGCCTTTGACGATAGTGGAATATCAGATGCTGATTTATTAGCAGCTGCCATTAAAGTCAGGGACTGCGGCTACATTACCG